CCAGAGCTGTAATCTGAAGCTGCATCAACCTGTGCATCTGCTGCCTTATTAGCACCCCAGAGTTGTAATCCTAACCCTATTACAGTTGCAATATCCATTATCCTATCTCCTTAATTATATTCATTATTCCTACCACCCTTTTCTTCCCCATCTAAAATTAGAGGGCTCTGGTTTAGTTCTATTACCCCTACTCCCTCTTGTTGAAGGACCACTCGTAGTGAAAATATTTGGTGCTACATAACCAGTATCATATTCGTCATTCATACGTTTTTGAGCTGCTGCCGCTTGTCTTGCTTTTTCAGCTGCTGCTTCTGCTGCTGCAATTCTCGCTCTAGTTTCTGCTGCTTCTTTAGCTTTTATCTGTGCTGCTTCTGCAAGACCAATCTTCCTCTGTCTCTCTTCTTCTGCCGCTATTGCTGCTACTTCAGCTTCTGCTGCTGCTATTTGTGACGCTGATTGATAATTATAATTACTAGCTTCATTAAATGGGTCTAAATTTACTGCTGGTTTATGTTGGTAGACTCTATCTGTCTCATACTCTCTAGCCCAATCTGCCGCTGTTTTTTGAAATATATTATCACCGGGGTCAAAGTAGTTATATTCACCTGACTGTATTATTGGTTCTGGCTCTTTATATGTAGGAACAAACGGAACATAATTAGAATCTCCCGGTCTTCCTAAGTTCCAGTGGTCTGTCTCACCGAAATGATTTTGAAAATCCCATTGTTCCTTGCGAAGACTCTGATTTTTTTCTCGGTCAGCATTAAACATCCTAAATAAATTTGCATCTGTTGCAATACCACCTTGATAGCCTAACGGAACAGTTCCTTCCTCCTTAAAAATAGCATTACTATTATCAAGTGGGTATATCTGTTCTGTTCCAAAAAATCGTCTTAAATCTCCTGAAGAAAGTATATCATTAGCAGCCCTTAATTCATTTTCATTATCAAAAATATTGTTATTACGATTCCAATATGGGTCATCTGCAGGTTTAACTTCAAATTCAGTATCGCCTATCTTTGTAATGCCTGCATCTTGAAGAGCTTGTAAATCAGGAACACCATAATCTGTACCGCCCTCATCATTCTTAGTCCCTAATTGATTCCAATTCGACAACATACCAGACCAAGCACCAAGCTTCTGTCTATCACCTAAAATAACATTACCATCAGCTGTAGTACGTCCCGGATAATCTAAATCAGATTGACCCGATTTTTTACCCTTCCCTTCCCAAGCACCTGTACCAGCTCTCCAGTGCATATGGTCTTTTCTATAAGCTGATTGTTTATCACCAGCAGCAAACGCTGTCTCAGCATCATCATATAAACCAAAATACTTTATGGTTTCAGCGTGTGTTAAATCTTTACCTCCCGGTCCAGTCCCGCCGGGTCTTGGTACTATAGATGGGTCAGCTTGTGTACTAGTTGGCATATTACTTGTTAGAGAATTGTTAACAATAGAATTGTTAGTATTATAATTCATCCACCAAGGTTGTTCTTGCTGATTAGTATTATTACCACCTGATTGATAAGGATAATCTACCTGTCCGAACTGATATGGATTAAAGAAACCACCACCCTGAGTTTGATAAGGGTTATTAAATATATTGGTATTAGGCTCTTGATAATACGCAGGTGCTCCCCAAACTGGATTCTCCGCTGGAAGTTGGGTTTTAACAGCTCCGGCATTCATCCAATCAGGCTCTCTCTGTCCAAAGTTAACACCAATATTAGGTGAATTGAACATATTTGCTATATTCCAATCTGTATTAAACCAAGCCATAGGTTATCCGTTTAAGTTAAATTCTGTGCTATATTGCAATACATCTTAGTGCCATCTGAGACACATCTAACTAAATCTACCTTACCACTTCCTGATGTTATAGTAGGGTCATTACCTCCAATAAATGAAAAATCACTACTGAAAGTAATATCATAAGCTCCTGTATTCTTTACTAAGAAGGTAGCCTCAACACCTGATGTCATATTAGAGACATTAAGCGTATGGTTTCCTTGTACACTAACTATAAATACATTAGCATTAAGTAAATTAGCTGTCTGAGTTGATGCCAGTGTTATAGTCTCAGAAGCCGTAGGATGAGCTTTAGTGAATGTTTGTGGAGAAGCTAGTGTAACTATAGCCTCACCGCCCACAGTTCCTGTAGTAGCCGTTAGAGCATTACAAGTAAAATTCTCTGAAGCATCTCCATTTGTATCTGCCTTAGAATTAACAGCAGTACGGACCGCAGAGAACTCTGTATTGAAGTCTGCTCCACTAACTACTTTTCCGGCATCTGTATCTGCTAAGGCATCTTTTCCAGACCAACCTACCGCTATTGTATAATTACTCATAATGTTTTACCTTGTTTAAATAATAATGATAATGATTGTAATGACGCTTTGTAACCTTTTGTCACTCCATCCCACTCTAGTCTCAGGTATTTAGCAGTCCCTGACAACGGAATTGAATGTTCTTTCCATCCGTGTATTGGAGCATACTTAGATGAAGCTGGATGTGTAGCTGCAACGTGTGTATGTGTAGCTGTAGTAGCTCCATATAAAGCATCTGATGCTCCCCAGTATGAAGGGTCTCCACTTAACGCAGGATTTAGTTTAAAGGTTGGTGAAATTTTAGGTTCAACTTCAAAATCCTTATATACTCTAACACCTACATCTGTCCCTTGACCTCCTGCTACAACCATAACTAATCTCTTCAGTATAGATGATTGAACTCCTTGTCCTAAATCTAACCAGACTGTAGCAAAAGAACTCGTATAGTCATTATAGGTATATACACTAGAACCACTATAATCTACATCATAATAACCTTCATAAGTAGCTACTCTACCTGACTGTTGTCCTACCAGTAAACCATAAGTAGAAGTATAAGCCATACTCGCAGGTTCTCTATCATCTGTAAAAAGCCATTTACTTATTCTTGGTGTTTCTTTTTCTGTTTTGTATGTAGTATCAAAAACATAAGTAACATTTCTATCAACAAAAGATATTATGTATAAACCCTCATTCTGCATAAATACTGATTTAACATTCTTACTAGCATTTATGTTAGAAATAAGTTCATCTTTAATAGTTATAGATTTCTCTGTAAGAGGTAACTTATCTAATTGTGTAGTTCTAAAAAGAGACCTAACACCAGTATCAGATAAGAAATATAAATCATCACCTACAGATTGAATCGAATCTCTTGAAACACATCCAATTCCTCTTATAACTTCATCTAGAGCTATACTTGCTATTGCATCAGGACTATTGTATATAGCTATATTCTGCTCACCAAATATTACTATCTTTCCTGCAAAAGAATGTATGGCTACTATCTTATCTTGTCCCCATACAGACTTTAAATCTATATAACCACCGGTATCTGCAGTAGCCCATTTATGAGCATCTAATAACTTAGAATAGTATAGAACATCATTCTCTTCAGTTATTCCTCCAGCCCACATCCTACCATAGAAACCCAACATACAACTAGGGTCAAATGTAGTCACTCCGGGCGGTGCTGTATATGACGCTACATCTTTTAACTTAGCCCAACTACTAGAATGATAATCTAAAGGGTCTTCACCATCTTGACAAGCAAATAATTCTTTATTGAAGTTTGAAAACTGCCAATCAGAACCTGAAGCTCCTGTAGCAAAAACATTTATCCACGCATTATCTTTATCAGTTAAATCAACTTCATACATATTAGTGCTCGTAGCACCAAATATCTTATAAGCTGAACCAGTATAGTGTTCTACTAAAGCTCCTACTTTAGCACCACCATTAAGAGTCTTCTGTTTTAAACCCTTACGAAATGCAACCTTACCACCTTCTGTATAGACGATATTATCTGCTTTAGTGAACCAATTAGGGCTCAATGCAGTAGCAGTGCTCTGTGTATCTATACCATCAATACCAATAGTATCTAAGGGTATAGCCTGTATCGGTTTAGCCTCTAATCCCATTTATACTCTAACCCAATCTCTCTCATATTCCATATTTCCAGCATCTAACTGTATTGCCATATTCAGAGAATCTCTAGCTTCTGCAGCAATAGCACTAGAAATACTACCACCATCTTCACCTCTCTCTGAGACAGCCCTAGCCCACGCACCTAAAATAACTGGTTGAGAAGGTAATCTCAATACTTGTGAAGCTGTAGTTAATTCTTTTTGAGCACCAACTATATTAACTGAAATAGTCTGACTAGAATCAGGAACAGGATAAAAATCAATATTAAAATCAGGCTCTCTTCCTGCTCCAGCCTGTGAGATACCATTAAAAGCATAATATGTAGGTTTTCCAGTAGATACACTCGTAAGTGGAAATACTTGTTCATTAATCCAATCATTAGTTACTTGAGATAATACTTGTCCAGTATCTTGACATATTACATCTAATACTTTAAAAGTAACTCCAGCTCCTCTTGTTGCATCACCTAGTGTATACTGCATATTTCCAGATGATGTCTTAACATTGAAAGTCTCTCTCAGTGCGTTCCAATCGTGATAAGACTCTACATTCTTTTTAGAATCATTAACAAGCTCACCAATTAATTTTTGATAATCTGTTACAGACACAGAATCATATAAATCACCAGACCAATCCGAACCTATAGTTTCTTCTCTGAGTCTCCTTAGTACACTATTAATAATCTCTCTATATGTCATATTATCTTCCCTTAGCTAATTGAGCACCAAAATAGAACTCTATAATCATCGTAGCCCACCTAAAAATTT